ACGCATACTAAGTTCTAAACTACCAAAGCCACCTGAACCAATTGAAGTAGTTTGTTCACCATCTTCTATTACTGCGGTAAATGGCACTGCTGTAATAGTAACATTGGCTCCTGCTGTAACTGAACTAACTGTGGGTCCTGAAAAATAAAGTGTAGCATTACCGTTACTATCACTGTTGCAATTTACTGTTGCCTGATATACTTTTGAATGATTGTCAAACTTAAAGAAATCGCCTGCTCGTAATACTTCACTAGTTACTGTGCATCCTGTTACTGTGACATTGACAGCACCTGCTGAAATATTTGCTGAAGTTGTTGGCGCAACTGATTGGTTAATTGTTTTTGAATAACTTATTTCTGGTAATACAATTTCAAATGAATATAATGGACCCTGTGTCTGTGCTATAAATCCTTGTATAGTGCCTAATGCTCTTGGTGTAACTGGTGGATATTTTACAGTCCATGAATAAAAACTAACACCCTGTCCTACACGTCTTAATTTACCTGAATTTGTCTCACTAACTATGGTAGGAGTATTTACGATAAAGTCAACTGCGGTAAAACTTACATCCATTGGATATTGACTAGTTAAATCTGCCATTAAAATCTCCTTCCAGCCTCAAGTTGGGCATCTTGTATTATAGTAGTTATCAATTGTTTTCTACTGGTGATAAGTTCATCAAATCCAGCGGTGTCGTTGGCTTGTATGTTAAAATTAACTGTGACGGGTTGTCCACCACTCATTTGATTGTTTGGTATAATGGTGCCTGCTGAACTGGGGCGAAATATTTCAACTCCTCGCTCCCCAACCATGTATTCTTGTCCACCAACAACACTACCACCCAATGCTCTGCCTGAATATGTTTGGCTTCTAATTGCGGCTACCTGTGCCATACCAGTGGCTACTGCCGCCGCGGCCGCTATACCACCTAACACAGGACCTACAAACGGTATTGGTGCTAAACTTGCAAAAGCCGCTGTTGCCGCTTCATAGGTATTCATAATAGCCTGTGCTATTTTTAATGCTTTGTATGCTTCAAATGCTTTTTTACTCTGTGTTGAAAATGCCGCAAAAGCATCAACCTGTTGATCTATAATAAACTTAGTAGCATTCTCTTCATATTTCTTTTTATTCTGTGCGGCTTCTTCTGCTACCTTTTCTGCTCTTTCTTGTGTGAATACCTGTTCGCCAAACAAACCTTTTTGTAATTGTAATTGTTTAGCGTATTGTTGTTTACTAAATTCAAGTTGTTTTTGTGCTAATTGTTTTTTACTTTCGTATAACTGTATCTCTCTATCAAGTTCAGCATTTTTGAAATTGATATCAAGTTCTTCTCTGCGGCGATTAAATTCTTCAATTGATTGTAAACTATTACCATAAGTTTCAACATACATCTTCTCAGCATCATCAAGCATTTTTTGTTGATTATCTAATGTCATTGTGACTTTAGTATTAACATCATCTGCTATTGATTTAATCTGCTGAGTTGCTCTGGCTAAATTTTTATTTGCCTCAATATTTTTTAATTTTGCTCTTAATTGTTTTTCTTCTTGATCCGTTAATTTTCTACCTAAATCAAGTTCTGCTTCTTTTAAGCCAATAATAATTTCATTTTGTGAAGCCTGTGCTTGTGTTAATCCAATCTGGCGATCTAATTCTAATGAAATTTCTTCATATGTTTTTTTAGCCGTTGTTACTTTTTCATTTGTGGTTGTTAATGCTGTATTTGTGCCATTGACTTTATCATTGATTGCGTTGGCTTTATTTTGTAAATCTTGGGCTTTATCATTGACATTTGCCATGCCTTGGTTAAATTCATCTATGCCTTTAACTATGCCATTAGGACCAACAATTGAATCAGCAAATTCTTTACCTTTATTAACCAATCCATCAATAGCACCGCCTTCACCAACATCAAACATTTTATTGGCTAATTTTGAAAGTGCTCCTGTAAAATATTCAATACCACCAATTGCTAGAACAATACCACCAATTAAAGGATGTCTAATTGCCGCTAGTGCTAATGCTTTAAGTGCACCAATGGCTAACGCTATACCTTTAACTAGTGTAGATCCAAATGCTATTGCCCAACTTGAAATAGTAGAAACTACCTGTATGGCTAATAACAATCCAATGGATTTACCTATCAATCCAATATTTGCTATGAATAATTTACCAACTTCTACAGCATATAAAAATGCTTTGGTTAAACCTAATCCAATTTTTTGAACTAATTCATCATTGGTAGTAATTACTTTAGTAATTTCATCAACTGTTTCACCTAGTGCTAGAGCAAAACCTTGTCTACCTACAGCATCCTGAGCATTTTTGAACGCAATACCTAGGTTAGACATCTGTGTTGATAAATTGTTTACTCTTTGTGCTGTGGCTCCACCAAAACTAGCATCCAACCCTTTTTGTAATGCTGATCTAATTTTTTCAGCGCCTTCAGTAGTTTTACCAAATTCACTAACCTGTAATCTTGTTAATCCTAACTGTTCTTCTAAGATACGGAATACGGGAATACCTCTGTCAGCAAGTCTGTTAAGTTCTTCTAAACCTAAACCACCTGATACTGTTCTAGAGAATAAATCAGTGATAGCCTGCAATGAACCCAATTGGTCCGTTGTGACAGCCGCAGTGTCTGTAAATGTTGTGAGGAGTTTTTCAGTTGGTTCAATACCAGCCGCTTGTAATTTGATGTATGTTTCAGTTAGTTCTTCAACACCAAACTGTGTCTTAGTTGAAAATTTGGCTATAAAATCAAAAGCATTAGCACCACTACGAGCACTACCAGTAACACTAGATAGTGCTGTGCGTAAATCTTGAAATCGTGCTGTAGTTTGGACTATGCTTTGTATAGTTCTGACAGAAACAATAGCACCTAAAGCACCTGCTACCAATCCTGCTGTTCTATTGATAACACCAAGACTACCATTCATTTTTTTCAGTGCCGCTTCTGCTTGTCTGGTATTGGCGCTGATTACTATTTGTGCGTCAGCCACTATTTTCTCCTCATAGCCTTACGTTGTTCTTCTTGTTCTAATTTATAGAACTCGCTCCATCCTACAAACTCATCATAGGACATTCCAGTCCATATTTCTTCAACTGTGCGACCCAAATCTCTTGCCAGTCTATAGGCAAATAACATATCTGGGTCTTTCTTTAGTTTTTTATTTCTTCGTCCAAATTAGTAGCGGCATTGTTAATCTCACCAACTACTCTAATTAACACATCTGGATCTACTTCATTCATAAACACACTTTTATCCATTGCGTTAAACATTTTACTACCATCTATCTGTCTTGCTTTGATAATTAGTGTTTCTACCAATGCTTCTACTGTGTTGTTTTTTTGTGCTAATTCAATAATCTTAGCCTGTTCCTTTAGTGTTGTTGTATCTTTAAAATAGATATCTGTTTCCCATTCTGGAACTGTAATTTTCTTTAATTCACCTGACATTTTTGAACGGAAGTGAGCCGTTGCTTTATCTAGAACTTTTGTTGTCATCTTATTTTCCTTTTAATTTCTTTAATTGATGGTTTGGTAATGCCTTGTGGGGCTTGTTTACTCCAACCATTATCTAATCTTTCAATGTATGGAACGCGGTTGGATAGTTCAAAATCTCGTTTACCCAACCGTGTATTCCAATTCTTTCTTGCATTGCCAGTTCGCTTTGGAGTATTCTTTTGAAATATTTCCTTAGCCACTGTGGCAGTTTCTTTGACTAGTTTATCCAAGGCACGATCCAATTTAGTTTTAATATTGGTAGCACCTTGGAGTCTAATCTTAAACATATTATGATGCTGAATATGTTAATGCGCCACTACCTTGGAATGAAATAGTTGCTTCAACTAATCCATCTGTGGTGCCTGACACACTGTAACCAGTAATAAGAATGTTACCATTCCAGTTAGCACCAGTGCCTTCTGGATAAGCAATCATTGCTACTGTTGAATCACCAACATTACCGTCAGTTGGGTTGCCGTTTGTAATACTTGTAAAATGTGTTGCGTCCCAATATACATCTGCAGAACCTGTGTATGAACTAAGTCCTTTTACATAAGTTCTTGAATCATCGCCCATTACGGTTGTTTCAATGGTATCTGAAGTTGTATCAATTGAATAACTTCTTAAAGTTGCCACCGTTGCACCGTCTACAGACAATACGCCGTCATTACCTACTAAAGCCGCCATCGTCGTCTCCTTCTAAATTTTCGTTATTGACTTGGTTGTCTTCATCCTCTTTTGGTGTTACCACGGTGGGATTTGCTTCAACCGTATATTTGTTAGCATTATTAGACTTAGCACCTGTTTCTGGTGTCCAACCCCAACTTACTAACAAATTCTTTTTTTCTTTAGGTGCCCAACGCTCTTTAGCACCTTTAGTAAATTTTATCATTATGATGT